CAGGCGAAGACACTCTTTCCCTACACGACGCTCTTCCGATCTTACCTTCCTGAACTCGAATTCGTCATAGTTCAAGCACTTGAACAAGCCAAAGCGGAGGCTGGACTGTGAGCTTTCGCGAAATCGCCGTAACCATAAGAGCGGTAAACCGTGCCAGCAACGAGTTTTCAAGAGTTCAAACCGACGCCGAGGCATTGGCGGCACGGGTTAAGAGCTTGGGTTCAACTCTTGCAGGTTTGGGCGCTGCAGGCACCGCTATCGGCTATGTTGCCAACCAGTTTGGGTTGCTCAATGATTCGGAGATGAAGGTTTTCAACTCTGCCATGATGGTTGTCTCAGTCATGGGTATGTTTTTACGCACCAGCACGGGCTTAGCCGTGGCTCAAAAGGTTTATTCTGCGGCTTGCTGGGTTGCGACTGCGGCACAGAACGCCCTAAACATCAGCTATGGAACCTTCCTTGCTCTCACTGGGGTAGGAATTGCTGTGATTGTTGCGGCTGCCGCTGCCATGGCATACTTTGCCAGCAGCATGAACACTGCCACAGCTAGCGTGCAGAGCTTTAACAGTGCCACGGCTGAGACGCCTACGCATACGCGCAGCATTCAAAGGGCGGGAGAATCAGCGGTCACTTCTAGGTCGGGGAGTAGCGGTTCTTCTGATGCTTCTTTTTATCGGAGGGGTGTTGAGCAGTGAGCGTTAGCCCACCTGCTTTGACTATTGCTTTGGGTTCTGTTGGCATCCCGCAAGTTGATGTCATAGAAGCTCTCGTGCATTTGGGCGCAACTAAAGAGGTTAGCAGTTGGGAGCTTCACCTGCAGAACTGGAACGGCAAATACAGCCCAAATGGAACTTATCCGCTCAATGTGGGACAGGATGGCTACATTTGCATTGGTAGAGGCGCTAACGTTCCTCAGCTCATAACCACAAGAACGGAAAGCGTCAAGTTTCAGTCGAGCCCAACCGAAAACTATGTTATAGTGGCTGGGCGCTGTTGGGGCGAGAAGCTTTTCAGGCAAACAGTAACTAAAGACTACTCAGGGTTCAAAGGCGAGGACATAGTCAAGAACCTCTTGGATTACTATTCAGGGTTAAGCCATGTCCGAGTTAGCACGGAGCTTGTCGAGAACACCGACACAACCTTCACCGACCTCAAAGTGCAGGATACCCAAGTCTGGGAGTTACTGCAAAAAGTTGCTTCACAGAGCGACAAAGCTGGCATGATAGGTTTTGATTTCAGAGTCGCACCCGACGCCAAGTTCGAGTTTTTTCCCAGAGGAACCAAAACCAGCCCCGTCAGCTTAACCGACAAGATAGAAGCTTACGAGTACTGGAAAGAAATCATCGCCATAAGAAACAAAATCGCCATCTACGGCGCACAAGACAAGAGCGCTCCCTTAAACAAGGTCGCTTGGACGCAGAGCCTAACGCCCACGGATGGTTCTTGGACTGCCACTGCAGGGCAAGTAAGCCTTGAAGTCGCCATGGGCAGCCCCTACAGCATAAAGCTGTATGTACAAAACAACTACTTTGGCGGCGCACTTTTCCAGCTCAACATCGTGGTTAATGCGAATTTGTATCCTGAGCTGCACTTTGCCATCCAAAAACAAACCTATTTCGAAGCTGGCTCCGCCCTTGTTCTCTGGGATAGCTCCAGCCGCTCAGCTAGCCGTCAGTTCACTTTTCAAGCGGTAAGTACCGCTGGTGCCGATCAGTGGACCAGTGAAACCTTCAAAGTAGGCTCCGTTAACTCGGTTGATTGGAGCGTGCAATCTGGGTTTGATTGGTCACAAATCAAAAACGTGGCATTTTACTGTTACCCTGTTCAGGTCACGGGTTCAGGCAGTTTTTGGATTGACAAATTCTACTTTGGAGGCTTACGCTACAGCAGCGTTCAACAAGATGCACCCAGTCAAGCAGCCTATGGGCTGAGGGAGTACGTGGATATTGATGAAGAGCTTTGGAGCGACACCGAATGCCTGCTCAGAGCAAGGGCAATTTTGGCTAGCATGAAAGACCCCTCAGAGTACATCACGCTAAAGAGCACAGTCATTGATTATGGGAATACTCCGTTTTTCCCAGCCGACGCCGTGGCTATTTCTTTGCCAAACGAGAACATCAACGGAAATTTTCGCATCTTAAGCGCTGAGTACCATGTCAAAGCCGAAACGGGCGAGCTGGAAGTCACTTTGGAGCTTGGACGCGAGAAGGCATTGCTTGCGGATTATGTGTATGCTTTGCGGTCTAAAGTGGACCGTGTTAACAGGTACAAGGTTGCGAGGTTATAGCAGAAAATGAGTAAACAAATCCTAAAACAAATGGAAAATGTTAAGCCCGGTGACTTAATCGCTGTTGACTGGTGCGATGCCTCAGTTGGCAAAAGCAGCGGTTCAGGCATGACCATTGATGTGCCCGTGAAGAGTTGGGGAATATTCGTTGGGCTAATCGGTGACCGTGTTAAGCATATTGTGATTGCCCAGAACAGTTTTCGCTATGCCGATGGCCTCTTCGATTTAGATTACACCGCAATACCGATGGGTTGGGCTTTAGGGGTTTCCGTGTTGTTAAAAGCGCACATTCAAAGCGAATCGGCTAGCATGCTTGTTAATAGTTTTATGATGGGTGGACACCGTTCGATGAATCGCCCAAGGACTTTTCGGAGAGCACTTGCACAGCGGAGGTTGAGCATCGATGGCAGACCCTATTAAACGTGCATTGACTCGGAGACGCTTTGAGCGAGGGCGCTTAATCGTTGAAGAACCCCCTGCTAAGCTGGTGTTGGGCGTCAAATTCGCCATAGCCATGACGGCGTTCATGTCCGCTCTTGAATTGGCACACTTGGTCATTTTGCACACTTGGAATGCGGAGATTTTTGCTTCCATCACTGGGCTTAGCGGTACTGTTATTGGGTTGTTTGTGGGGCAAAAAACATGACTAAAGGCAAACCATGGGACATAGAGGAAGAGCGCAAGCTCAGAGACCTCTTTGAAGAGGGCAAAAGCGTTGACCAGATAGCAAAGATAATGGTCAAAACCCGCGATGCTGTGCTCAACAAAGTTTACGACTTGGGCTTAAAAAGAGAAGAAGACAAAGCGCATGGCACAAGATTGTCTTCTTCTTTCCAATTACCTGCAGAACTGCCTAGCGTTGAAGAGGCGTTAAAGAAGATAGCCGCCGCCTTGAAAGGACTTGAGCAGCCAGGTCTCGACCAAGCTGAGGTTCTGAGGTTGCGGAGCATCATTTCTGGCGTTAAAATCTACAAGGAAATTTTCGCTGACTACTTCGATTATTGCGGGTTAGAAGAGAGATTGGTTGAGTTGGAGAGGAAATATGGCGAATCTACAAAAAACAAGAAGCCCAAGACGGATGCACCTGCCTGACTACCACATAATCCGTGGCTCACTAGAGGATTATGCGAGCGTGCAGCAGGCTCAAGAAGTCTTAGCCGTTAACGAAGTATCCAAGGACACGGTTAAATTTCTTGAGCAGTACTGCAAGCTTAAGCCATACTGGTACCTGCTAGACCTTGTCCAGTCTTACGAGAAGTTTCAGTTTAATGCGGTTCGCTGGCCACGCCAAACAGGGAAAAGCACGGGAATTGGGGCGCTGCACCTTGCTGATGCTTGGAATAATCCCGATTTGAACATCGGCTTTGTCGGTCCAAGCTGGCGACAAACCAAACTCAACATAAGGCGAGTGGCAAGCTTCTGCCGAAACCTTCCCCAACAAGGCATGCATGTTCAAAAAACAAAAATCACGTTTCCTAACGGTAGCATCATTGAAGCGTTCCCAAACAACCCTGATACAATCAGGGGCAATACGTTCCATCGGATTTGGTGGGATGAGGTCAACTTCACTGCCAATGACGAAGACCTCTATGACGCAATCCTGTTTACGCTTGGCACAACAAACGGAAAGCTAACCGCTAGTAGCACGCCCTTCAATACGGATGCTTTGTTTTGGAAGATGTGCAACCACAAAGACTACGCCGATTTTGGGCGCCTGCATTTTAGTTGGGAAAAGGCTTTGGAGCCAGATGGCCCGCTCAAGCCCGTCATTATTGAGAAGATTAAGCGCCAATTCGGGGATGACCCTGCCCGTTGGCGAAGGGAAATGGAGGCTGAATGGGCAGAAGACGAGGACGTTTGGCTGGCTCAAAGCCTAATCGTTGCCTGCGTGGGCACCGTGAAGAACTGTGGCGCTGACTTACAAGAGTATAACCCCGAAGCTGAATGTGAAGGCGACTTCTTTGCTGGACTGGATTTGGCGCAAACACGCGACTACTGTGTCCTCTCGGTGATTGAAAGGCTAAACGATAAGCTGTTTCTTAGGCACCTGAAGATTTTCCAGCAACCCACTCTGTACGCTCAGGTTCTGGGTTATCTTAAGGCGCTGCAGGACAGGTGGGGCGGATTCCAAAAAATCAGGGTTGACTTCACACGGGAAGGACCATCCATCATTGCGGACATGGAAACTGCTGGCATCGAAAACGCTGAAGGCGTCAACTTTAGCGTGCCCCGCAAAAGTGAGATGGCAAGCCTGCTTAAGCAGCGCATGATGAACAAGCAGTTCTTCTATCCGCTTCTAAATTGGGAGCGCCCATACCGTGGCGACCTCTGCACAGAACTGAATGTTGAGCGCTATGATTTGCGCAAGGACGGTGCCATAGGCTACTCGCACCCCAACGGCACCCATGATGATGTCTTTTGGAGTATAGCGCTAGCCGTGTTTGCTACTGTGCAGATGGAGCCTGAACCCTTCTTAACAGTTATCCCAAGGTGACCAAAAAATGACAAGACGAAGAAATGAACCCTTCCGCATAACCCAGTTCCGA